AATATTAATTTAATCTATCTATTACTTTTTCTAATTGAAGTGAATATATTCCTTTATTAATAATATCAAGAACATTAAATACTATTTGTCTAAGTTGTTCATTTGGATTTATAAAATTTACACCATATAAAGTCCAACCAAAATAAAAGAAATAAGGTAAATATTCTGTATCGACGTTTTGTTCTAATAGATAAGTATTCCATTTATTTACATAAAACAATACGATAAATAATGCAATAAAACCTATTATATACCATATACGTTTTGAATTTTCATCTGTTGTCAAAAATTCTGCATGATAACCAGAGTATATCATAATAATATTTGCAATTAATGCAGGAGTAAAACTATATTTATACCCTTTTTCTTCTGCCAAACTATGAAATGTTTTTAATAATAAAGGAGTTGTAATTAACCAATCAAGATATCTCCATCTTTGAATTCTAGAAGTCTCCGTATTAGGAATATAACTAAGAGTTATAATATATTGTAATGTAGCTGTACCTAAAATTAATTGTTCCAAAGTATCAATTTCATTTAACTTAGAACTACTATATTCTTTTTCTTTAATAGTTTTAACAAAAAATAAACTAGATAATATACCTAATGATAAAATAGCTGTAATAAAAACTATATTAAAATCCATTTAATTAATATTTATAAATATTAATTAATTATTTTCAAATATATTTAATGTTTTGTAAGATTTAATAATAATTCAGCAGATTGATTTCTTAAACTCATTAGAGTCTCATAGGTATATATTTCTGGTTTAAAATAAAATAATGTAATACCTGTGATTATTACGCTAGATACCCAATTGGTAACTTTTCCGATCAGAACTCCTCCCGCAAAAGCTAAAGCCGAATTTGACATTTTTAAGTATCCTTTTTATTTTTTAAGATTTATAATTCCTCTTTTATGATCAATTCCAGAAACGGTTAAAGTGTCTGTTTCCCCAACCATTGATGGGATAAGATTATGATTACTTAAATAACCGACTTTATTATAATGGAGTAATAAAACTTTGGCTTCCAATTCATCGATTTCTAAATATTTACACTTGACTGTTTCTCCTGTAAGTGGAAATGACATTTTTTATCCTCATTATTCAATTAATCATATCATTTTTATAATACAGTGTCAATCATTTTACCTGCAGAATATTCAACTAAACCCGAATGAGTAATGGCAGCTCCAGCTATAAGACCCTGAATTCCCACAATCCCAATGACAGAGGTTGGACCGTAAAAACAAAGAGTTCCCCAAAAAGCATATTTAAAAGCTCTTCCTACAGCTGATTTACTAATTTTCTTAACTATATATTTTCCCGATTTTTTAACGAACGACTTAAAACCCATTTATAATATAATAAAAATATTTAACTTATCAATTAGATTTTATATAAAAAATGATTTCAAATTAATCATCTTGATATTTTATCAAATAGGAGAAGAAACTCAACACAAATCAAACTAAAGAAACATGTCAGACGAAGCTTATGTAACATTCGACCAATTCGATATTAACAAATTAAACGGATCATCACCAAAAACAGACTCATTTGTAGATAAAACAGGACAAACAATTAAATGGAGCGATATTTCACTCTCCTATAATTACGGAACAGATGATAAACCATTAGTTACCGATTTATATATCGAACTTCCACTTATGAAAGCTAGAGGATTAAAGGATAATTCCAAGGAAAGCGAAAATAAGAATGGAGATAAATATACAAAAATGGCATTCTCACAAATGTTAACATTTGACTTAACCAACCAAGAACACGATCAAACTATAAAGACGTTTGAACAATTACATTCTAAATGTGCTCATATTTTATCTAAAACACCATGGGCTAGAGAGAATGATTTCGATCCGACCAGACCCGGAGGTCAATTCAAGTCTAAGATCTACTTTCCAAGAGATGAGGTTACTAGAGAAGTTATTAAAGGAAAGAGTCCAACCCTTTGGTTAGACCTTAAATGTGGCGGTTTTAATAAAACTCTCTTTACAGATTTAAACGGAAATCCTATTGATTGGGCTTTACTTAAAAATGTAAATTTGGAATTAGTTCCTATGATTCATGTTGAAAAGATTAGAATTTCAGCTAAAAATACCTACAAGATGTATTTAGTAAGTGCTATTGTAACTAAAATCACACCTGCCGGAACAGTTTCTAGACAAAAGACTACCTTAGAAAGACTAAAGGAAAAGTATGGGTCTAAGTTGCAGGATCAGGTAGAGGATCAATTGGCCCAATTAAGACTCAACAGACAAAATGAATTGGCGGCAGAAACAATGGGTTCGCCACAGTTACCAGATTCAAATACGGTCTTAGATGAAGGTACTATGGAAAATTTGGAAGAGACCAGTTCAACCGAAACACTACAAGACTTTTTAAGTGGAGCACCTTCAATGTCTCAAGTAAATTTACCATCCACCCAACAAACAAGTCTCAAATTACCATCTAACCCAGAAGGAAAAAGAATGACTTTAAGTATCAATTAAATATATAAACATACTAAAAATATACATAATAATATGTATATTTACTATTGCTTAATATCAAATATATAAAATTTCTTTAAATCATAATTAATATATCAAAGAATTGAAAAAAAGAATTACAAAAATAAAATTTTTATATTAAATTAAAAATAAAATGGATCAACACGCACATCATTATGGATATGGAGCTGGAGTAGTACTCTTTATTGTAGTAGTAATCATCATCATTCTCATCATCTGGGCCGTTACACGTAACGACGACGATGACAAGAAGCATCGCAGACGTCATCACTCAAGCGAAGACAGCGACTGCGAAAGCTCTCGTTACACTGACAGCAGATACTCATCTGAGTCACACTCTCGTCACCACTAAGTTCAAAACTAAATAATCATTTATATTTATACAAATGATTAGAGTAATATAGGTAAGTCATAAAGTTCTTTAGGTATCTCTTTTATCTAGTTATCATTTAAGTATATCCTTGTAAATTGTGAAGTCGTGTTAGTTCTTTGGGTATCTCTTTTATCTGGTTATTTCTTAACCATAATTGTTGTAAATTGTGAAGTTGTGTTAGTTCTTTGGGTATCTCTTTTATCTGGTTATTATCTAACCATAATCTTTGTAAATTGTGAAGTTGTCCAATCTCTTTGGGTATCTCTTTTATCTGGTTATATGCTAAGGATAATCTTTGTAAATTGTGAAGTTGTCCAATCTCTTTGGGTATCTCTTTTATCTGGTTATTACCTAAGTATAATCCTTGTAAATTGTGAAGTTGTCCAATCTCTTTGGGTATCTCTTTTATCTGGTTAGCACCTAAGTATAATTTTTGTAAATTGTGAAGTTGTTTTAGTTCTTTGGGTATCTCTTTTATCTGGTTATATGGTAACCATAATATTTGTAAATTGTGAAGTTGTCCAATCTCTTTGGGTATCTCTTTTATCTCGTTATAACCTAAGAATAATTCTTGTAAATTGTGAAGTTGTCCAACCTCTTTGGGTATCTCTTTTAACCCTTTTCTTGGTAAATCCAAGCTTTTCCTTTGATATAACTTTTCAATAGAATCTTTTAATCCTAATTTATTCTTAAGATTAGTTAAATCATATAATAAAGTATAGGTTTCTCTAGGAGTATCTTTTCGAAACATAGAGTTATAGTTAGGAAATTCCCTATTTAATTTAGCAATCCAAATATCATTCTTTCGACAGATCAAATCATTAATTCTTTTACTTGAGGTACAGAAACTTAATAGATCTGGTAAGTTTAATTCAAGAGCTAATGAAAATAAAGCGTCTTTAGGTAATTTATTCATTTCTAATTAAAATAAATATAATATTATATTTATTTTCTCATTTTATTTAAAATTCTTCTTCTTCTGTTTGATTAATAAACTTTGTATATGTACCATAAGTAGGTAAAATCATTTTCCCATCTTTACTTTGTTTCATTAGAGAATTACCATTTTCAGTTAATAGGATTTTTCTAGTATCTTTATTAAAAATAGGTTCTTTAATTGTCTCATCAATCCAAGACATAATCGATGGAATGTTATAATCAGGCATCTTTCTATTGGTAACCTCCTCTTCATTTTTGATAATACCTTCTAAATTACTTCCTTTATTAAACCATAATGTATCAGGAAATAAGATAAAAGTAGGAAACCATCTGGCAAAAAGTCTTAATTGTGGATGGAATTCAAACTTCATATTCGAATCATTAGGTGGGATAAGCATATCAGGAAATTCATATTTTAAAAATTCTACTTTTTCGTTATTTGCTAATTGTTTTTCCAATAGATCTAATGAGTTTCTTTTAAAATTCTGGCATGCACCACAGGTTGAAGCCATTACTAAAACTAAGACAGGTTTTCCCATTTTATACATAAGAAATTATTTTTAAGTATCTTTTAAGCTATCTGAAATATCTTCAACAGGAATATATAAAACATCATTCTCATTATTTGTATTTTCCTCTTGTTCTTGGTTTAATTTATCTGTTAACAAATTAACAAAAGTATTAATACTATTTGTCAGTGTATTGAGAGTTTCATTTATAAATGGAATCTCCTCCTCCTCCGACATATCAATACAATATTTTTCTGGTTCCTGATTGATTTTTAAAAAGTCGTCAGCACATTTATATCCATGGTGTATTAGTTCCAGTTTATTTTCTTTAGTCATAGATAATCCAGTAGTATCTTTAACATAGGTTTTTAGAGGAATATGTTTTATATTCTTACTAGAAAATCTAATAGATAAATCTCTATTGACTTTCATACCTGATTGTATTAATCTATAAGCAAATAGAGAAGGATTATTATAACTACTATAACAATCTTGCTCTGAAGATATATACATACCTAATATTTTATTTTTCCCATCGTCATGAAACCAAACAGGATAAGATGCTCCTAAAGCACCATCAACATACAAATTACCTTTATACTTTCTAGGTTGTATTAAACCTGGAATAGCCATAGACATAAGAGTTGCTTCAACACAATCTAAATCCGGTTCTGTATCTTTATTCATAAATTCAGGTCTTATTTTATCTGTATTAAAGGTAACAGCTGTATACACAATACCTGTAAGAAAATATAATTGTTTTAAAGTCGGAATAAATCCAAATTTTTTCTTGATATTAGTTTTTAGTTTAGTTTCTACAGTTTTATTTCTCATAAGACCTAAATTATTTTTAGCTTCATCTAAATTAATAGATATAATATCTTCAATTATATTTACTTCTAAACACAATTCTTTTATTTCGTCTATTGTAAAACCACATACAATTAATAAAGCTATAGATGAACCTATAGATACACCAGTCCAATGAGTGACTTTTTCTAAAAAATCTATATCTTCAAATAATCTTTCTAAACAACCTAATTCTAAAAATCCTTTGGCACCTCCTGGTCCTAAAACCATAATATTAGGCCTCCAAATTTGTTTATTCATTTAATATAAGATATTTTTTCTTATATTATCTATTCTTTAACTTTAAGGAATATTTTTAATAACCTGATCCATATAATCTAATACTCTATTGGTTTCTTCAGGATAAGTTACTCCGAATAATCCTCTATATGCTCCCATTCGACCCAAAAGAATAAAACTGGTGGGTGGATATTTAGGAAATAATTGTTCTGCGATTTTTGCATATTGAGATCTCATCAGATAGAATTGGTCTGATTCGTCCTCTGTTTTAACCAATAAATCATCAAGAGTTACTTTTTTCTTAGCGATTTTTAATGTCTTTACCTTTTCAACAGGTTCTGTTTTTAATGTTGACGGGGTTCCATCCAGCTTGTCTTGAATCTGTTGAAGCGTGGTTGGTTGAACACTCAAGTCTTTTCCATTTTTAGCTTTCTGGGTAATATCGTCCATTACTCTTGCAACAACTTCTTCGGATGGTGCATCCTCATTAGTCTCTTCCTCGGTATCTAACTCAGTCTCTTCGTCTTCATCCTCATCGTCATCGTCTTCATCTTCATCTTCATCTTCATCCTCATCCTCATCTTCATCTTCATCCTCATCATCTTCATCTTCATCTTCATCTTCATCATCTTCATCTTCATCATCTTCATCATCTTCATCATCTTCATCTTCATCATCTTCATCTTCATCATCTTCATCTTCATCCTCATCTTCTAATAAATCTTCCGTATTGGTATCCTCATCGTCTTCATCTTCATCTTCACTATATGATTCTTCCTCCGTCTCCGATAAACTTTCGGAATCATCTTCAATTGGTTCCGTAAAAATTTCACCTTCAGAGTTTTCTTCGCTGATTTCAGACATTTTTAGAATAAAAATCAAGAATTATTTAAAAGATCAATTCTTTAAATAGATTTTAAAACAATTTAATTAAATTAAGGTTTAAGATCATATAGACAAGATGAAAAATCTAAAATGGATAGTTTGAAAAAACCAGAAACAATTATAGGTTTAGTTAATACAGCCGCACTTCTGGGAGCATCAATTTACTTTTATAGAAAAATTAATAATCTAGAACTTGAATTAAATAAACATTCTGAACATTTAACTTCTACGGTTAATAAAGTAAAGGATATTGCTAATACTAAAAAATATTTAGCTCAATTAGCCAATGCTATTAAAGAGTTGAATAATATGATTGGTGAGGATCGTAAAACAATTGATACATTGAAACAGATTGTTTTATTACAGGCTAATCAGATCACAGAATTACAAAATACTGTTGAACAATTAAGAGATGAATTCGAAGAGAGTAATTTAGAGATTAAATTAAATAAAGAAAATCCGTATATTAGGAATTTATATCCACCCCAACCTCCTAGACAACAATATCAACAACCTCAATACCAACCTCAAGCCCCTACTCCACCACAACAGTATCGACCAGCTCCTCAACAATATCCTCAACAATCTCAATACCAACCTCAACCACATCCTCCCCAACAATATCAACAACACCAATATCAACAACCTCATCCACCCCAACAACAATACCAACAACCACAACAATACCAACACTATCAATCAGGTGAATTAACAAATTATGGACAAACAGAAGAGATTATCGATGAAGATGCAGCCATCAATGCAGTCAGAAGAGCTAAACAATCCCAATCTCAGGAAGGCGACTTATTAAATCTATTTGATTAAATATATTAATGTTAAATAACATTAATATATGGTTGATAATAAAATATAATTATGATAACTATCACGTGAAGAAAGAAAATCTAACCCGTTAGATAAACAATATTCTTTCATATTTGTAAAATTTTCCTCTAAATTATTAAATGAAATAGTTAACTCATCCTGTTCATCATAGGATACATATTCTTCTTCCGAGTATTCTTCATCCATTTTTATTAAAAATTATCTCTTTAAATACCTGTAGTATCATAGACAAAATTATAAAAATCATTTAGATCGGCATCTAATCCGGAAAGTTTATAAAGTTCATTCAGATGAGTTTCGTTATTAGTTACCCATTCATTAAACTCTCTATCAACATTTCTTTTATAAATATTTCTATGAATGGTTACGATTTCTCTGGCGACTTTTAAATCGAATTCTTGCTCGTCAAACGTATTTTCAACTTTTTCACTCATTGTTTATATTGTTTTTTTCTTCAAAAGTATTTATATAATCATTTTTAAATCATACAAAATTGCAAAAAGCATAAAATGAAAAAATTTTTTGAAAATAAAAAAATGAATTCTAAAAATTTTATTCAGAAAAATGACCTTTAAATTCTTCTTTCTATTAATTTTATAAATAGATAAAAATTGATTAAAGGCTTAAACATAGGATTTCAACTCACAAATACTAAATGTCTGTAGTAGTAACAAAAACCACAAAAGCTCGCGTAAAACTCGCCCCTGTCACTGTCAGTCTTGCTGATCTTTCTTACTTAGCCGACCCTAACAATTGGGAAAAGGCTCCAAAGAAAAAACGTGTTGTCAAAAAGAAAAAGGCAGCCAAAAAGGCAAAGAAGAGAGGTAGACCCAGATCACCCAAGAGAAAGAGCGCCAAACGTAAGTCTAAATCTCCATCAAAGCGTAAGGCCAAGTCACCCAAACGTAAAAAGGCAGACAAATCCGCCGCATTTAAGAAGGCTTTTACAGCTCGTGTAGAAAAGGCTAAAGCTAAAGGACAAGTTATTGATGTTTCCGATTTAAAGGCTGATGGAACCGGTGCTTCATCTAAGGCTATTTCTGCCAAGACAACCAAGTTTGTTAAGGTACCAGGATTTACCGGTGTAGTCTCAAGCTCAAAGAGAGGTGTAACCAATCTTGAAAAGTTGACTGGAAGAAAGGAATTGTCACAAAAGTGGGCTGATAGAAAGAAGAAGGGAGGAAAGAGAGCCAAGTCCCCAAAGAGAAAGTCCCCTAAGAGAAAATCACCCAGAAGAAGATCCAAGTCACCAAAGAAAAGATCACCCAGAGCTAAATCACCAAAATCTCCTAGACTTCCACCCTCACCAGGAGTCACTGCTATGAGCCCCGCCACTTCACCAGCTGGTATGCCTGCCCTTCCAGTAGCCCCAGCCAGTCCCGCCGGAGCTGTTCGCGTCCCATCTGTTCCAGGAGGTTTACCAACCATCCAGGCCGGATCTCCCCTTCTCTAAATATTATAACTAAAACTAAAAAAAATAATTTCATATCTTACTTCAAGATATGAAAAATTGACCCATTTTTTATATAGAATGTATGATATAAATATGAGTTGTAATTGTGCTATTTCAGATGTTGAGATCAAGAAACCCCCCAAGTTAAGAGTTTTAGATCAACATCATCGGGTAGGACCTCATGTTAGTTTACAGAAAACATTATTAAAAACTTTATGTCAAGATACATCTTGTAAATCTCATTGTGTTCAGATGTATTTAGGCAATAAAACCAGCTATAAAATAAGAACAATATCAGAAGAGGATAAAAAGAAAACTTTAGATTATTGTGATAGATATGGGAAATCATTTTATATTCATTGCCCCTTAATAGCTTACTTAGATAAAGACCCTAAAGATTTACAAGATCCTGATAGTAAATTATCTAAATCTTGGAAGGTGGTTCAAGATGAAGTGAATCAGATGAATGGATTACCTACTGGTTGTGTTTTACATACCGGAACAACGGGAACTATTTCTAATCTTGTTAATAATCTAAATGATTTTAAGGTCCCTAGAAATACACATAGAAGTCAAAAGAAATTATTGTTATTAGAGAATTCTGCTTATAGAAATGGATTAGGTAGAGATTTTGATAAATTAAGAAAAATATTTGAAGGTATTGATAGAAATACAATTGGGTTCTGTTTAGATACTCAACATATCTATGGAGCTGGAGTTAATTCCTTAAACACTCATGAGGATGTGGTTAAATTATTTGATGCGTGTGAATCCATTTATGGAAAACCAGATGTGATTCACTTGAATGATAGTAAAAAGGTATTTGGAAGTAATGCCGATAGACATGAGAATATAGGTGAAGGTTATATCTGGAATCAGGATAAAGAAGGTTTAAAATCATTACTTAATATCTGTTACGAATATGATATTGATTGTATTTTGGAAACTCCTAATTCAAGTAAAGATCTGGATAATATAACCACTAAATATATGGATTTAGAAACCATCGACCCAGGTATTTAAATATTATTTGTTATATCAACATATAATATAGATATAAAGAAAAAAAGGGATAAGAATAAAAAAATGGACACAGGAATGGATTTATCTGAATTTGATAAGAATGTTATGGATATGTTTGATTTGTGTAAAAAGATTCTTAAAACGTCAGATGATAGAAATGTTTTTAAGAAAAAGAATCTTATATTATCTAGATTAGAATCTTACATTAAAACTTATAATAAAACAGATCCTGAAGATCATGTAAAATATTTTGATAATATGTTTAGAAATAATAGAAGAATGATTATGTTAGGTCCTCAAAGAGACGGTTGGTTAAAAGATGGTGATATCATCATTACTTACGGAGAGGATGTAGGGCTTAAAACAAATATTAAATTTCATGTATCAGGTATTTATTTTACAGCCTGTAAGATTCAAACTGAAATCGAAGAGGAGACTGAAGGATTACCCGGTGTGTCTAAACCGGAAACCATTTATCCTAAAGAATATTTACTACAATTATATAGAATTTTTCATAGTTTAACCGAATCTAAAACAAATAAAAGTAAATTAACCAAACATATTGAGACGTTAGAATCTGAAATCGGGATCAGAAAGAAATCTTCGACCACCAAGGGAGATGATCCTTTGGCAGGTCTTTTTAATATGGCTTCAGGAATGGCTGAACAACTTACCGGTCAAAAGATTCCTAAAGATAAAATGCCAGGAAAACAAGACTTTTCTAAAATGTTAGGTGATGTGATTAATAATCCCCAGACCAAATCAATGTTAGGAAATATGATGCAAGAGATGCAGAATGCAGATAATATTGGTGATATTGTTGGGAAATTGATGGGAAGTCTAGGAGGTATGGGTGGAAATAATACAGAGAATACCAATAATGCTATTACTGAATCTGAAAATACAGATATTGATGTTAATGATGAATTCGACGATTACGAATAAATAATAAATTTTATTTTATTACAAACAATAAAATGAGATCTGCGAAAGAATTATGTGCAATGTTAATTACAAGAGGTATCTCTACATTAACCGAAGATGAAGAGGATGTTGTGGTTGATTATTTGGAAGATATTGGAGTTGAGGTTGAGTTAGATCAGACTCCCAGACAATTATGTGTATCTTTATTAGAAAAATCTATGGAGCAGGAATTAGGAAGAAGAGTCCCTATAACAGCTTACGCAAACAGTTTGATTCAGAAAGAGAAAAAGGTATCAGAAGAGAAGATTATACAGAAGAAAATCAGACAAAGACAAGTTCAGGAGAAAGAATTAGAGAAACAATATAAAACATTACCCGGGTGCATTCCTGATGAGGACAATATTGTCTCTAGAAATATTTATGAATTAGTTGTTGATGATTCTATAGGTATTACAAAATTACCGGATGGTGGTTTACAATATACCGCTAGTATTTCAGTACCTGAAGATATGTATAGAAAAATCTTTTTAAATATTGAAAGACCTATTATTGAAATTACAACCATACAAGGTGAGAAAGGATATGCTCGTATTGAATCTGCTCATAAAGGAAGTAATATATTAATTTCTCCTTTGGTTGCTATGATTCTTAAAATCCAAAATGCAGGTAATGCCTTTTTAAGATTATGCATTCATCTTCCGGATATCAATAAGATTAATTTTACATATTATGGAACCAATGAAGAATTACAAGAGATATTACCACAACTAATTAATAAATTACCATCTGTCATTAACGCTTTTAGTTATTTATCTTTAGGATTGTTATTGAAAACAAACATTAATGGTAAAGATATTATTGTTAGAGTAGATGGGTTGGAAGATAGTGATGGTATTCCTATTTTTGCAGGCTTAATCCCTACTGGAGAATCTGATATTCCATTTGATGTGGAAGCAGATCTTTAAATACGAATATCTTTTTTAGAGAAATCTAAGAAGATGGTAAATCTCAAAACGAATACTTAATGAAAAAGAAGAAATTTATGATTTTTATCATATCATAAATTACGGTTAAAAATGTGTGTGAGAAAACGTGATTTTTCTCAAAATAGCGTTTGTATGTATCTATACACGTTTAATTTTAGTTTTATTTTGGTCTTAAAGAGCTCAAGATAATCTATTTATATTCTGATCAATACCTCTTTTTAAGAAGTATCCTTGAATGATTTTATCTGTATCTCCTACCTGTATAGGAGGTAATTCCGGATCTTTATCATGACAATCAGTACATGGTTTAACTTTTATATCATACATCTCCCAGGCGGTATTCCAATCCATGAAAGGTTTACCTAATCTTACATTTACAGCATTATGAAACATCCAAGACCATTTAAACATACCAATCTCTTCTCCCTTATCATTTTTTAAATTCCATAGATGATCAAAAGGATGTGTGTTAACATATTCGTTAATATGTCTTCTACAATTTTCACAAGGAAAAGTTTCAGCTAAAAACCATATATTATTGACAAATTCATGTTTTTTCTGCTCTGTATGGGTGTCGTACTTGGCTTTTATATGCATTTGAACCCACATACCCGGTCCAATTATTCTCGGATCTGATAATATTTTAGTTTTCTTAGGTGAATCATACAAAGTATGTAACATTTGTTATAATTACTTAATATTTAAATAATTATAAAATAATTAATTTAGACTCTAGGAATATCTAATTCAACATCCCATTTCTTGGCATGTTCTCTAACTTTAATCTGTGGAAATTTATTCTTCATATATTTAGGTCTCATCTTTCCATCTTTTTCAATTAATTGACAATCCCTTACTTTATGAATGTATTTAATACAGATTTTAACTAAACTATCAAACATATCCCAGATAGCATCTCTATCTTCCTGGATAATAATATGTTCACCCGAGGAATCTTTGGCTGTAAACAACATTTTAAAGGCTGAGATATTTCCCTTTTTAACGGGTAAATGAGCAAAAATCTCTCCAGCATGTTCCACAAAAAACTCTTCATTCCTAGATCTTACCTCATCCCAATACTTGTGAGAATAATAAATATATGTTTCAATCATCTCAACTTTACTATAGTTTTGTAAATATGCTTTAGCCAATACAATTAATGTAGGATTGACATCCTGAACCCCTTCATCCCAACAGATCGTACTTAATTCATGAATAAGATCACATAAATCTAAAACATTTGCCATAAACCTTTCTTCCTCTGGAGGAACAGACATTTTACACTTTTATTCAATTATTTATAATCCTTAATCTCTCTTATTATTAAATTAATTTAAAAGAGATACACATACATAAAATGTTATTATCTTCTAGTTATGAAACCTTTACAAAACCTATTAAAATAAAAAAGAAAAGAGTTACACCCGAGCAATGTAGAAAACAATTATTTAAACATTTAGAATATGAGAAGCGTTTATTAGATTTAATGGGAGAAGATAATATAGAGTTTACGGATTTAACACATATTATAGATAAACTTAAAAAATTAAGAAAAGAAAGTTCTGATTTATTCGGATTGGAATATGAGGATACAAAGGATACAAAGGATATAGGGGATTTAGTAACTATAAAAGATAGAGAAATAGACTATAATTTATTAGATAAATACAACTCTATTCTAGATGAAATTAAAAATATCAAGACTAAATTGGAAGAATCTGAGATACCTGAGATTAATCTTAACCTATTGATTGATTTTATTAATATATTTAACCATACACTATTGAATAAACCTGATAAAGTAGAAAATATAAACACAGAACAGGATCTTATTTATATTAATCGAAAAAATGAAAAGATACCTATAATGTTAAAATCTGGAAAGAAACTAATACTAACCAATAGAAATATAGATCTATCACCATTTAGTCAGAGTGAATTAATAGAAATATTAAGAGTATTAGATATAATAATTAAGGATGATGATTTTAATTATCTGAGAACTAAAATCACAGAAAGATTATCAGACTATTCAACTATTTCATTCGCTAAATAATATTAATATTATTCTTATTAGAAAATAAGAATGATTATTTAAATAATAAAAAACATATTATTTAAAGAGACTAAATATGCTTTCCTCTCAACTTAAATCTAAAATATTATCTACTTACAGTAAATATAATGATGAAGATGTAGAACTAGAAGCAAGATTTGGCCATTTTACTAAAAGATTTAATCCGGGTGTAACTCGACAAATATATAATCGTATTAAAGAATATTTTGATTTGAGAACTACACCCATACATGAAAGTACTACAGATTATATAATGGGAAAAGTTAGAAAGACTATCGTACACCCTCAAGATAATAAAGGTACTGAAGAGATTATTTGGATCATAAAAGATCGATTATGGAATCAACAGAATAGAGATTATGGAATTAGATATTCCATGTCTAGAGAATTATTAACTAATCCTATACCTGATTCACAATTTATTCCAGAAATTATAAGAGAAAAAACACGTTCGTCTTATTTAGTATTTGGTAATTCAGTTAGAATAGATATTACTCTGGTCAATATGATTTCAGGATCTCATATTAAATCTAAAGAATCTAGTAAAGATTCTATTAAATATGAGGTTGAAGTTGAATTATTAGAAAGAAGTAAATTAGACCTATTCTCTAAGGCAGTTATTGTGACTTTAAGATTAATACAAGATACAATCACATTATATACTAATTCTGAGAGGTTAGAGATTGTAGATTATGTTAATCATGTATTAGATAGTGGTAAAAGAGGTATATTAGACCATTATCCTATCGTTCAAGCTAGAAATTTAAAATTAAGAGATATGGTATTTGGAGGTCTTATAGGAAACGAGGAAACAGGATATTCAGTGACTCATAAGGCGGACGGACAACGTAAACTCTTGGTATTTCATAGATCAGGTATATGGTTATTAATGGCTCCTAATTTTGTAAATAGAGTAACAGATAAACAGATACCAACATTATATGGTACTATTTTAGATGGAGAGATGTTGCCTGTTCCTAAAAGAAAGGATGGTGCACCCGAAAGTAAAATATGGTATTTAGCATTTGACTCGTTAGCTTACAATGGAGATAATAGTATTCAGAATAAGCCTCACGGACAGCGAATGCAATTTGCTCAATCAGTTGCTGATATGTTAAAAACTAATTTAATAACAGTTAATACAAAATCTTTTAAGAATTTTGCTACACCTCAAGAATTCTTCAAGATCATGAGGGAAATGTTTAGAGAACAACCATTATTAGTATATGAACAGGATGGGTTTATGTTCCAACCTCAGAATACTAAGTATAATCCTCATTCTGATAAGAATCCTTTGTATAAAAGAATTCTAACTAAATACCCGGATATATGTAAATGGAAACCCAAAGAACAATTAACTATAGATTTTTTAATTAAATGGATTATAGATCCCAATACATTAAAGAAAAGTATAGAATTATGGACAGCTAAAAAGGGGAAACCTGTTAAATTTACAGGGACTGAAATATTTCCTTATAATGGAGAGGTTGATTCAGAACATCCTTTAACCATAGATATACCTAATAATACAATTGTAGAATATGGATGGGATTATGACAGAGAACTTTTATTCCCTCATGTTATTAGAAATAATAAAACTAAACCCAATAGATTAGAAATAGTTGAAGATGTTTGGGCAGATATACATGTTCCACTTACACAAGAGACTTTAAAAGGAGATACATTTACTCTCTTGAGAAAATATCATAATAGAATCAAGAAAAAGTTATTCAATTCAGTAAGAGAAGAGAAAACTTTATTAGATATAGGGTCCGGAAGAGGCGGCGACGTTACAAAATGGAAAAGTTTTGATAAAATTGTAGCTGTTGAACCAAATCCTGAACATATTGTTGAATTGAAAAGACGCATCAAATTAAATAATATGGAGAATAAAGTCAGAGTTGTTCAGGCGGGTGGAGAGGATACAACAACTATATATAAGGCTGTTAGAGATTTTATTGGAGATAGAGTAGATGTTGTATCTATGATGTTAAGTCTTACCTTTTTCTGGCAGTCAAGTGGTCTTGTAGATTCTTTAGTTAATACATTAGTTACTAATTTAAAACCAAAAGGTAAATATATATTCCTAACTATGGATGGTGATCTTGTAGAACAGACATTTGAGCCTGCTTTTGATACAGGACCTCAATTAACTAAATTAGAACTAGGACCTGCTACATTACAGTATTTTCCTGATAAAACTCCCAAAGAATTACATATAGATATTAAAGATAGTATTGTATCTGATCAGACTGAATGGTTAGTCAGATTGGATGATTTAAGATTAAGAATGAACCAATATGGGTTTAATTATGATTATATACATAAAGCTGATGAGGAGAAATTTTTAACACAAGAAGAGATTATTATGACTCAGATGTATAGTTATGCTAAAATGACTGGTACAGGAAAGGAATTACCTGAATTAAAGGATATAAAAAGACCTCAAATAGTCTATTCTCCAAGATCTGAACATGTGATGTCACCAACATCAGAATTGGCTCCGGTTCAATTAACTCTTCCACCCTTATCACAGAAAATTAAGGCAGATACATTGAAAAAGGAACAGATAAAGGTCTCTTCCCCGGCACTTCCACCTATGGTTTTACCCAGTGTTACTGTCCCTATAGAGATAGAAGAGAAGGACTTGGAAAGTATTAAAATGGATACTCATGAAGTTGTAAAAGTTTCCTGGTATCCTGATGAGAAGATCGTAAGAATAGGAGCTATAGGGGATGGATCATGTTTCTTTCATGCTATTTTAAATGCTTATCTGAAGATGTATCAGATTAATTCTTCTCCCAAATTTAGAAGAGATTTTGTACAGAAATTAAGAAGAGATATAGCTGAATCATTAAAAAGACCTTCTAGTATTGATCCATCTAAAACCAATTATGAGATCGCATCCGGAGGACAATTTGTAGCCTTATATGAACAACAGAAATTAGGAGTTGATTTTAAAGATGTTTTTGATTATCCTATTGATTTTAGTTTAGAGGGGTTGTATAAATTATTTAACAGCAGTTCTTATCTGGGAGACGAGGTATATCAATATGCTTCAGATCTATTAGGAATAGATATTTATATTATGAGATTAACAACTAAAGATTTATATTTACATAGTAATACATATAAAAAGGATAATTTAAGACCTTCAGTGGTCATAAGCGGAAATGGTAATCATTTTGAAACTATAGGTATAGAGAGAGATGGGTTGTTTCAAACATTTTATACTCCAGATGATCCATTTCTAACAAAAATAAGAAGTAAAATTAAAGAATAATATATTAATTCATATTTATTATAATAAATATGAATTAATCTAAAAATAAAAGATTATTAAATAAATGGATACTAAATTAAAGGAATCATCTAAAATGAAAAAACCAAGAAGAAAATCTAGCATATTAACTACTTTAATGATGCGTCCATTAAGATCAAGGGAATTTGAAAAAATAAAATGGACACAAAACATCACTTATCCGGGTCTGATAAGAATTAGAACAGATGCAGACGGGTCTTGTTTTTTTCACGCTATAGCTAAAGCATATTTTAAACCTTATATTACTGGAAAAACAAAAGATGGGAAACCTATCGACAGAAAGAAATTTGTAAGATCTCTCCGAAAAGATTTAAGTAAAATGTTAGCCAATAAAGTCGATCCCAAGAACCCTGACTCTAAAACATGGTATGAGACTGTAGCAAATGGAGAGTGGCCTAGAATTAGTGAAAAAATGGAGGAATATTCCTTGAAGTCTATGCAAAAAGAATTGGATAGTAATGCTTCCGTAAGCAATATCTATAATGAATTTATTTCAGATCAACTTAATAAAGATATTTATATATTAGATGGGATTAAACAGGATGTCTATATGACAGGAACAGATGAAAAATTACTATATAAAGATAGATTATCAATAGTTATTTTATATTTACCTGGACACTATGAATTAGTTGGAGTTGAAGAGAATGGATATATTCAAACTTCATTTGAATCAAATTCAGGTCTTATCAAAATGATCAGAAAACGTATGAAAGAACTATCCCATTAATAATACTTAAAAAGTCATAAAATATATATTGCTTTATGACTTATTTAAATTAGATTATTTATAAGAAAATAAAATCCGGTGATTTCATTAAACTTGGCTCAAAATTCATTTTTATATAAAAATGAGTTTGAATTATAAAACTATCATTAATAAATTAAAATGTAATATGGATAAACAATTACGTTACAAATGTATTAAGGTTCCCTTGAAAAATATCATTAAGGACCCTTCTCATATCAATGCTATTGATGATGCTGTTCAAAGAACCCATCGTATTATAATTAAGTCCTATCAGTTGATTCGACTCTGGGCTCTTAATCGGGTTAATTCTAATTCTTGGGATTGGGAAGATAATAAACATTTTAAAAATGGGTTTGAAAGTGCAATTAAAACTGCCTTTAGAGTTATTAAAAGTAAATCTAAGCCGTCCAAAACAGGTAAGACTAACGAGTTGTTTATTGAGTTATCATCCCTTTTCTATGAGTTATTTACGGATGAAGATAAGGAGAATGGGGCTAACCTAACTCAAATTCTAAACAGTTATTCTGCTACCGAAATAGTTACTGCCTTCAAAAATAATATTACTCAACACTTTAAGTCTTATTTAGCTCGTTTTGTTAATTCCTATTGGAGAAAAAAATGTCCCCAAAAAGATCGTAAACAGCTAGGAAAAGAATTAGTCTCTGTTAAATTAGATTTATTTAACGATACTAGGAATAGTCCTGAAGAATATCATTCCTGGATTGAAAAATGTATTGGGAAAATCATTCCTGAAAAATCTTCTTTAGGACATCCTTACGATCTTAAAGCCTGCCCTCAGAAGTATTTTCCTTGTATGGTTGAGATGAATAAGATTTTGGAGCAGCAGGATAAAACTAAAATGTTTCAATGTTTTCCTCAACGTAATGATTTGGTTCCTAAATCGATTACCTTAGATACAGCTACTCTGATTGATCTGCTAGTACCTGGTAACAGAGGTAGACCTAAGAAAGATGCTCCACGTAACCTCTATACCAAACTATTTTATAAACAAAACTTAACGAAATATCAACGAGATTTATGGAATAAATACTTTAATATCAATATAAGACTAACTAATTACTGTTTTGATCATTCTATTCAGACTGATGGGTTAAGTGCTTCTATTAGATTTATTCATGTTGATGATTTAGCTCAACAGATTGAATCTAAAAAGAAACGAAAGGGGAGAGCTAAAGTAAAGGGATTAACTCAAGGGAAGAAACCCAAGAAAACTAAAGTCGAGATCAAAACCGAGCCTAAACCTAAACAGAATGATACCATTTATCTGGATGAGGAAGATTTAGGGGTTCTAAGGAGAAAGTGTTCTACAAACTTTGTAGTTGTAGATACCTCTTTACTGCTATGGATAAGGAAGGAAATTTTCTTAAGTATTCTTTTAGACAACACTTGAGGGAAACTAAACGGTTAAAGTATAAATCTCTAATCCAAAACCATAGAGATCGTTTAGGAATAACAGAACTAGAAAAACCCTTAAGCAACTTAGCCTTTAAAACAGTTGATACTGATAAATATATAGAAAATGTTAAGCGGAGAACAGAGATCAATAAACGATTATTAGATTTATATTCTGATACAAAGTTTAGACAGTATCACTGGTATGGTTACTTGGAACGTCGTCGGGCAGATGATAAGATGATAAATATGGTTAAGAAGAAATTTGGGAAAGATGTAACTATCCTATATGGGGATTGGTCTAGAAGGTCCCAAATGAAATATTTTGCACCTACACCCAATAAAAGGGTTAAAAGGAGATTTAAAGAGAATTTCAACCTGTATAATTTAGATGAGTATAGAACATCAAAATTATATTGGAAGACAGAGAAAGAAGGAGGAAACCTAAAGTTGAAAGATAAGAGAGGTAGATTAAGGCAGAAACATGCTATCAAAACGTTTAAGGTGAAAAAATGGGTAGAATGTAAGAACCGAGATATATTAAGGGAGAAACAGGGTATCAAAACATTTAAGATGAAAGAAAGGATAGACTGTATCAACCGAGATAGAAATGCCTGCCTGAATATGAGGAAACTAGTATTAAATTATCTTAAAACAGGAGAATGGTTAAAACCTTACGTAAATACCAAGAGATATCAATCCTTTACTGGTAATACAACCAGTCTAGCGTCAAGTGATATTAAGCCTCTAGGCTCTAGGGGTACATTCAAAGATTTTCTTTAAACTTGTTAAAAAAATTTTGAGACAAGTTTAAAGAAAATCGGAGATCTAAAACTAACAGATAGCAAATTAAATTATATATGTCTTTACCCGCATTCTCAGCAGAATTACCTCCTATATCGCAAAATGATAGTATGATTGACGAGGAATATACTGAAGAATCAATTGACGATGAATATGAAAGTGATGAGTACGAATCCGAAGAGGATGTTGTCAAGACTCAAAAAGTAGACCCAGACGCTTCTTTCTTTGCAACATTTATTGATGGATGTTCATTCAGATATTTAATAGAATATTTAAGACTTATTAGTTTAGAAGGTACATTTATTTTTCATAAAAATTATATTACCTATGCTGAAGGTGATGATGACCATACTATATTGAATATCGTTAAGATTAAAACATATGAATTAACAGATTATGAATTTTCTAGTTTTAATGATAAAATTATAGCTAATATTAATCTCTCTGATTTAAGAAATAAAACAAGAACCGTAGGGAAAAAAGAGCAATTGGATATATATAGAAGAGCTGAAGAACCCAGTAATTTATATATACAGGTAAGATCTCAAGAAAAGAGTAGCGGTGATAACCCGGTATTTTATTGTATGTCTATGAAATCCGATAAATTAGTAGAATATGATCTTCCTGTATACAATAGAGGAAAAAGAAACCCTAATTGCACAATTTATCAATCTGATTTTAGTAAAGTATGTAAAGCTCTTGTAGCTAATAAATGTAGTTATGTAGAATTTTTAGGTTATGATAAGGGTATTGTTATTAAGGGATATTCAGTTGAGGGCAAGATTGCTATGGTAAAAGAATATGGAAAACGTAATCAACATAATTCCGAATCTAAATCTTCAGCCGCTAAATCTATTTTAGATATTCAAGGAAAAACCCTTATTAAACCTAATAAGAAAGCTCCTAAACTTTCTATTAGAGATGCTGATGAGATTGATAGATTTAGAGTTCCAATTTCTAAAATCAAAGCTTTAACTAAACTTAATGGATTTTCTCCTAACGGTACTATTAAGATTTATATTGAAAGAGGTTTACCTATGAAATTTGATTGTAATATTGGTACTTTTGGTAAATTATCTATTCTTATTCGTTCTTAAATATTATAAATGATATAATAATGTATTATTATTATATCAGGAAAATGGATTCATCAGATATAAAATGTGAAAATAAGTGTGAAGGCAAATCATACGTTATATTAGAAAATACGTGTAAATTTAGTCCTGAACTATTCAGGAATTGTGTTTTTAAATGTGTTGAAAAAGATAGAATTTTAAGAGAATACTATCAAAAAGGAGAGAAACATATTAAAAATTGACACATACCTATTTAAAATTTATAAACAAATATGTTTGTAAGGAAGACTCCCAAGCTACAAAAACCAGATAAAACTCCTTTTACAGCATATAATCCACATTCACATCCTTTGACAGAACGGAAATGGCCCGAAATAATTAGAATTATTAGTATTGATCCTGGGATTAGAAATTTTGCTCTTAGGGTTGAAAGTAGAGGGGTCAGAAATTCTAATTATCCTATTAGGACCATAGTTTTTGATAAATTACATATTAAAGATAAAGAGAGATATTTGAATGATGAGAATGTAGATAAATTATATAAATTATTAACAGATTTTTTAGACCAGTATTTAGATATTTTTAAAACGTGCCATTTAGTTCTAATAGAAAGACAATTACCACATAATTATAAGGCTACTCGGGTGGCTCAACACACCTTGACTTATTTCTTAATACATCTCAGAGATATTATTCCTAATATGGCTATGGTTGTAGAGGTAGATCCTAAATTAAAAGGGAGAGAATTGGGTGCTCCTAATACACTTAATGAAAGGGGTTTAAAAGAATGGAGTGTGGTTAAGGCTAGGGAGATTATGACTCAGAGAAGAGACACTGATGGATTAGAAATTCTAGAGAAACATAAAAAGAAAGCTGATGATATTGCAGATACATTATGTCAAATAGAAGCATTTTTTAGTTATAACGGCTGGCCACTAACACAACCTATTGTTTCTCTAAAATTAAAACCTGAACCTAAATTAAAGTTAAAAGTTGTATGTTAAGTTTAATTAATATTAATTAAACTTATTTATTCTCTAAATGTAGGTGCTCTAGCAGCTCTCTGCCTTCTCTTTTTGGAACCTATATCTGAATTACCTCCTAATATTCCACCTAATCCATTAATCAGACTTCCAAGATCAAACCCTCCACCTCCTTTATTCACAGGAGGTTCAGGAACACCATTAGCATAATCATCTGGTTCTACACTTACACCCTGAGCTTTCTTAATATGTTGATCTGCATCTCCCTTGGTTAGAAAGGCATTTACAATATTCTGTAATACATCTCCTATACCTGGTCCTAGATAAGAAGCGAATAATCTCACTACCAAGAAGACTATACCATTGAACAATGCTAACATAATGATTCTTGCCTCCACAGGCCATTCTGAACCAACTGATGAATAAGATTTCTCTCCTAATTCTACTAATAATCTTTCATATTTATTCATCATAGTTAATTGATTAAGGGTATATCCTCCCATATCTAGACCTAATATTTTAACACAAAACAACTCTATAATAGCGAATAAAATTAATAGATATACTTTATAATTTCCAACTGAATTATCCAAATAAACCTGTTGTACGTATCTCTCGTAATGTTGATGTTTGATTTCTAAAGGTACGCTATCATCAAAACTAGGAATATCATAATCAGGATACGCCTCCCTTAAAATCCCTAATTTAACGTTAAAATCAGCATGCCACCTAGCCTGTTCCTCAGGGGACATATCCGAATAATTAGGTATATTTTTTCTCTTCTTTTTTAACTGTACATTCCTCTTTCTTCTTCGGGGCGGTCTGGGTCTGTTAGGCTTTGTATTAGGTTTTGTATTAACTCTAGGTGGAGATTGTCTCGGAGGGGTGGCTATTTTCCGTTTGGGTGGCGATTTTTTAGTTTTTACTGGGGTCTTTGGCTTGTTTGCTTTGGGTCTAAAAGGTTTAGGAGTAATCTTTTTCTCTCCCTCTTCAATTTCAGGTTCAATAGAATTAATTAATTGGGGTGATACTATATCAGGTCTATTTGTTAATATTTCTATTTCTAAACTATCTTCCTCCGATTCTGATTCTACACTATATTTAGGAGAATTTGGTGTAATTAATTCAGGAGAAGATATTTGAACAGAAGTTAACCCTGGCGATTTAGGTAAGGGTGATTCTATAATTTTAGATTCAGAAATTTGTGGAATAGCATCCCTAGGAGAACTTTGTCTTACGGGTGATCTCTTCTTTTCAGGTGTAGTATGATTAGATCTATTTCTAGCTTCAGAGACATTCATCCTTATTCCTTTAGGTTTGGAAATGACCGTATCAGGAGATGCCAAAGGTATAGGAGGAATATCCTGCCTATTTATCGTTACTCCATCTATAGTTATTGGTGTTGGATCTCTAGGAGATGCCGGATGCATTCTTTGTAAATTAGGTAATGATTTAGATGGTAATTTAGGTAAAGGTTGAAGAGGTTCTTCTTCGGAAGATTCCATCGGATCTGGGTTTGATAATAAAGGAACCTGTTCTTCGGATTCATGTTGTTGTATTATTTCTTCAACAATCTCCTCTGATTCTTCTCTAGTTTCTAATATATCTTCTCCAGATTCTTCAGATATATTTACATTTTCTTCCTCAGAAGGAGATTCTTCAATATTATCTTCCTGTTCAGATACCTCTTCATCCTCTTCACTTTTATCTTTTTCAATAACAGGACTAGATATTAAATTCTCATCTTTAAGTTCTTGTATCCGTTCTAATCTTATCCTCTCCTCCTCTTCTCTCCTTGCTGATGGAGAAATAACTAATTTAGGAGATCTTCTACTAGGAGATTTTTTTCCATTTTTATTTAAAGAGGGTAATGAAGGTAATGTAAAATTATTATTATTATTATTTAAAGAAGGCAAAGAAGGTAAAGTTGTACTATTCATTGTGGGTAAAATATATCTGGGAAGTGAATTATCATCATCCCCTTCATTTAAATTACTTGCCATTTTAAAATTAAATTATCAAGCATTTAAACTCTGTTAAAAAAATTAATATAGTTTTAAGACCATAATTACATTTAAAGAATAATATATTAAAAATGACATATTATTTTAGACTAAAGTTGTGTAAATGATAGAGGAAGAGCTTGAATTCGAAGATACTAATGATTTATTTATAGGCGATTTAATATTAATAGGAGAGACTCCAAATTCTGAATCTTGGAAGTTTACCCCTCTATTTAAGGAAGGAGATATTGGAGAGATAAGAGTCTGGCAGATAGGTTTTGATTATGATAATTCTCAATTAAAAACTGTTTATGGTATCTTAATTACATCTAAAGGAGAAAGAGGTAATCTTATCACATCATATTATCCTATTGTCACAAATAAATCAGGAAGAACTCTACAAGAACAGGCTCTTTTGGAAGCAAGAAGACGATATTTAGATCAATATAAAGCCGGATATTTACCTCAAGGAGAAGAATTACCAGCAGAATTAAATGGTAAAGACCCCATGTTAGCTAAAACTTGGAGACCATCATGGAATAAGGGTAAATGTAAATCCAACGAGACCAGATTGAAAAACTTTCCTGTTTCAGTTATGCCTAAATATGATGGTATCAGAGCTTTATCCAGATGTTTGGGAGGTAAAGAAGTTCAGATGAGATCACGAAAAAATAATATGTTTGGCGCACCTTTAACTCATATTAAAGAGGAATTATTAAGATTTTTAACTTATTTACCTGTAAATTCAGAATTAGATGGTGAGTTATATAGTTTTGATATGGGATTTAATGAATTGTCTGGTGTAATAAGAACCGAAAAAACAAAACATAAAAAGCATGATATGGTTAAATATTATATCTTTGATATTATCGAATCACAAAGATTATGTTGGGAGGAAAGATATAAATTATTAGTATATGCCTTTAAAAACTATATTAAAGATGGAAATCCTCACAATTACATTAGAATTGTCCAAACTTATAACGCATTAAATGAAAAAGAGATTATTACTCACCATAATAAATTTGTCACAAACGGTTATGAAGGAGTTATCATAAGAAAATATGGTTGTATTGAAATGAAAGATGCATGTTGTGATGGGAGTACGGATATAGATGAATTGTGTAAGAAGTGTAAAAGAAAATGGAATTTAGTAATATATAGATCAGGTAGAACTAATGCTATGTTAAAATATAAAGAATTTATAGATGAAGAGGTTACAATTATTGGGTTTGAAAGAGGTAAAGGAACAGAGGATGGTGCTGTAGAATATATAGTTAGAGATCCTAGAGATAATGAATTTAAAATCAGACCTAGAGGAAGTATTGATGAAAGGCGTAAATTATATAAGAAAAGAGAATCTTTATTAGGTTTACCTTATACCATTAGATATCAGGAATTATCAGAAAAGGGTGTCCCCAGGTTTCCAGTTGGAATAGCTATTAGGAATTACGAATAATAAAATTAAAATGTTTAATACATTTTAATTTTTATGAATTAGAATTAATATTTGTATCCAAATCCCCAAGCCAAGAGCCACAAGGCGAATACAATGATAAGAGAGATGACGATGGCTGATCCGAGGAGACGTCCTTGATCGATTTCTCCAGTAACCTCGTCATAGTCGTCCTTCTCAAGTACGAAGTCTGGTTTAAGGGCAAAAAGAGTAAAGTATGCGATGAGAGCGATTACAACCCACCAGAAAAATAAAGTCCACAATCCGTATCCTTCACAGGTGTGTTTGTGGTTATCCAACATAGCTGGTGCTGCTGATGGTGCTTCTTCTCCCATTAAACTTCTAGCAAGTTCTGAAATTGGTTGATTAGACATATCCAAAGTTGACATTTTTAAAAAAAGAGATAAAATAGATTTTGATAAATTTTTTATTTCCTTTCTTTTCTTTGATTTTTATATTTATCTTAAAAGAATTTATATATTTTATAACTTAGAAACACTATAATATGAATACTTTTAAATATATATTTAACTATTTTCTTTAAAATAAATATTAATTAAAACAAAGATAAGAAAAAAATAAAAATTTAGAAAACAAAAATACTCTTAATTGAAAAATAAAATGGATGGATTAAATCACATGAAACATCACGGAGGATTAGCTCTCTTTTGGTTAGTAGCACTTTTCCTTGCAATTTACCTTTTGCTTACATTCTTTAACCCTGATTATGTTCAACGTAAGGACCATAAGGACCGTCCCACTGGTGAGAATGACCAAGCTGTAACCATGCTTTACGCTTTAGTTATCTTGGCTGTCATCCTTCTTGTCCTCTGGGCTCTCTGGTACGCTTTCTCTTGCTCTTGGTAAGTGAGTATATATTAAATATAAGTAAACAACTTATATTTAAATATTGATTAGATAATTAGAATAATAAATATTCTAAATGAGTTCAATTAATCCTTATAATACCAAAGGTATCGTTGAATGTATTTCTTGTAGAAGATATGTTTATAAATCAAATACCAGAAGTAATATATGTAATAAATGTATTGATAAGACTAATAGAATATTAAACAATAACGTTAAATCTAAGTTTTGATATATATTTGTAGTTAGTACAAATATATGTTTAATAATTTTAAAAAATTAAGTTATGTGAATTTATGCGGATTTGTTGATGGCAGATACTTGAGCCTTAGCTTGGTTCAAGATCTGTTGGACACCAGCATCTTCAGTGTATTGCAACTGTTGTGCGTTGAGTTGTCCTTTTGTGAGGATTCCTGGGTTGACAATGTTTTGGAGACGAGCGTACTTAAATCTGCTTTGATCGAATCCTGGGTACTTGGCTCCAGTCTGTTGAAGGTAAGGACCCAAGTTAGAGGTCATGGCATCATCGGCGCGGAAGTAAGACTTTTGCTTTCCGTCCTCCATAACAGTGAATTTGTTCTGCTTAGACCAGAGACCGAGAAGAGCTCCGACGATAGCACGTGAGATAACATCTTGAGCGAGCAATGGTTGAATGATAGCCTTAACTTCAGCATCACGAGGACCGTAGTTGGTGCTGAGAAGGAAGTTCTTGAGAGGAGCTTGTACGAATACGGCTCCAGACAATCCCTTACCTTGCTTGCGGGGCTTACCTTCCTTAGTAAGAGCGGAACGAGGCTTCTTGCGAGCTTGGGCGGAATAGTTCTTCTTAAGAGTTCTGAGTGACTTGATGTAGTCGTTGGTCATCTTGGTAAGTTCGCGACGTCCAACCTTTTGTCCGTCCTTAGTGGGTAATTCACCGCGCTTTCCAACTTCAAGGGAAAGTCTCTTAATCTCCTTAACCTGTCCAGCGAGAACAGAAAGTTGTTGTCCAAATTGGGTAGTAGTTAATTTGAAACGAAGCTTCTCATCAGCTACGCTTGGATCGTAGGCGGCCATTTCTGTAGTGGCAACTGTGAAGGTGAGTGGTTTCTTTACGCGAGGTGCTCTCTTTGCTTTTGACATTTTTATATATATTTACCCTTATGTTTAAGCCTTTTTAGCACTTTTTTGAATTCTTATTTGAAAGTTGTTACTCTTTAAGCCAAATTTGATATCATTTTTTATTTAAGATCTATTTTTATACTTAAAAATTAAAAAGACGTCATATTTATATTTATTCACCATGTTTTATTATATAATTTATAAAAAATATAATGAAATCTATATAATGAATAATAAGTTAAAGATATTTAGGAGAGAATAAAGAAATGACAACTCAAAATGTATTGTGGATGGATAGAGATTCTATAGCGGATTTTCAGCATGAAATGTATAAAGGATCTCAAAGAAATCCTGATGTAGGATCTCATTTTTCATATAATTTAATTCAGAAAGCTCATGCTCCTAAAATTAAAGTGAAAATGGATATGACACCCGGAGGCGATGGGGAATATATTTATACTGCCAGTAAGAAATATGATGTTTTGTTAAACTTAGAAGCTCATATTAATTTATGTCCTATTAAAGTAAAAGATGTTTATAGTAAATCGGTAGATATATCTTATCATCATAATTTAGGTCATAGTATTTTACAACAGGGTGAATTAAAAATAGATGATGATCACATTCAAACTATTGATACTATTTATAATGATACCTATTCACAATTTTATGTTACCAAAAGAAACTCTTATAAAAGAATGATTGGTAGTTTACCATGTCTAGAAGAGTGGTCTAAAGAATTACCCGCAATTCCTTTAATAGTTCCTCAGCATTTTTATTTTACTAGAAATACAAGAGTAGGATTGCCTATTTGGAAAGGTAATAATAAGATTACATTTGAATATAAAATGCAGACTAAATTGGTTGATTTATTAAGAATGAGAGTTAAAAATAAACATGGTGAGTGGAAAGAGATTCGTCCTAATTTAAAATATTTGGAAGTTAAGAATGATATGATTTCCGTACCAGAATTATGGGGAATCTATGCAGAAATGACTGATGAAGAGAGAAATTGGAGAAAATCTATTAACCCTAATACCAAAGAACCTGAAAAATTAATTATATATACCGAAGATGTAGATATGACATGTAGTACTAATTTAACACCTATTGGTAGTAAAGTTAAAATTCCATTAGAATCAACTTTTCCAGCTAAAAATATTTTTTGGGTAGCTCAGATTGAAAATGGTATTAAGAGTAATTATACAAGTAATCGTTATGATGTATATAAAGGATTTAACCCATGTGGTTCATCAGCAATTAAATATGGAGGTAATGATAGAGTACCTGATGTGAGTCATGTTCACTTTGATTTATCAGAACCTTATTATTTCTTTCCAGGAGAACCTTGTGAGGACGGATATAATGCATTTACCTTCCAACTTCATCCTAATTTAATACAAACGGCAGACAATGCAGTAATATTAAAGAAATGTGGGGCAAGTTTAGAGGTAACCTTGGGAGATACAAATCCATTTAGTCAACCGGAAGAGGACAAAGAATATCAGGATGATAATGGAGATTTTGTTCCTGTAGAAGCATTGGAAGATGATGATGATAAAATGAAAAGAGATAAATATACAGTTCATGTAAGAACAGTTGTTATGAAGAAAATGGAGGTATTCTGGTCTGATAAAGATAATGCTCTCAAGTACATTTTTGTTTAAAAATTTTATATAATACTAATATAAAATTTATTAATGGAGTATTTAGATTATATAGAGGATGATGAGGTTGATAGAATTATTATTGAAGAGAGAAATAAAGAAACCCGTCAAATAGAAAAAGATATATATACCATGTCAGAAATCTTTGTAGAATTATCAGAAATGGTACATGAACAGGGAGAACAGATAAGGGTAAATGAGAAAATTGTTCAGAAGGTAAATAGAGATGTTGCAGAGAGTATTAAAAAATTAGCTGATGCTGAGGATATGCATATGGCAAGAACTAAAATCATAAGAGATATAGCTATTGTATTTGGAGGTTTAGGATTGGGTGCTTGTGGGTTTTTAGTTGGACCTATAGTAGGGTTATCTACACTAGTTTCTGGTGTAGGATTGGGAAGTGGAATTGTATATGCTTCTCATAAAACAGAAAAATAATTTTTCGATAAATCCTAAAATGAATACTTAATGAAAAAGAAGAAATTTATGATTTTTATCATATCATAAATTACGGTTAAAATTGTATGAGAGAAAATGTAATTTTTCTCAAAATAGCGTTTGTATGTATCTATACACGTTTAATTTTAGTTTTAATTTGGTCTTAAAGGACTTATGAAAAGTAGGGACTTCCTATCTCCCATATGGCAGGATCAAATGTATAATCCGGATGACTCATATAATATTGTAATTCTTTTACAAATAAATTGTAAAAACTTTCATATTCAAAAGGATATTTAAGTCCTGAATCATACATAAAATCTAGAATAGCTTGTCTTGTAGGTTCCATAACTTGTCTTTTTTCCCCATATATTTCATGTGAATTATAATCATTCATTATTTTATAAAGTAGAGATTTAGGTAATGCGTCTAAGAGATTTAATAATTTATCAGGATATTCATATTCTTCTCTTAAAGGAAAATCAACATCAAATCTATTTATAACAATTAAAGGAATTATATCTCTTAATTCAGGATATTTCTTTAAAATTCTATCGATTTTAAAATAAATCTGTTTAGGATTATCTCCTTGATCATATTTAGCTCCTGGGAAATCCCTTTGTATCTTTTGTCTCCAGAAATTAGGATTCTGACAAATAATCTGATCTATTCTTTTCTTTGTCTGACACAATGATATAATGTCAGGAAGAGTTAAATCTAGAGCTAATAAAACTATTACATCTTTAGGTAATTTATTCATTTCTAATTAAAATAAATATTTTTTTACATTTATTTTATCATTTCTTAATAATCTATACCTATAGGTAAGTGAGAGAGTTCTTTGGGTATCTCTTTTATCTGGTTATTATATAACCATAATTCTTGTAAATTGTGAAGTTGTGTTAGTTCTTTGGGTATCTCTTTTATCTGGTTATTACCTAAGTATAATTCTTTTAAATTGTGAAGTTGTCCAATCTCTTTGGGTATCTCTTTTATCTGATTATTATATAACCCTAATTGTTGTAAATTGTGAAGTTGTGTTAGTTCTTTGGGTATCTCTTTTATCTGGTTATCTCCTAAGTCTAATATTTGTAAATTGTGAAGTTGTTTTAGTTCTTTGGGTATCTCTTTTATCTGGTTATATCCTAAGTCTAATGTTCGTAAATTGTGAAGTTGTCCAATCTCTTTGGGTATCTCTTTTATCTGGTTATCTCCTAAGTCTAATATTTGTAAATTGTGAAGTTGTTTTAGTTCTTTGGGTATCTCTTTTATCTCGTTACCATATAAGTTTAATTTTTTCATTTGATAAATCTCTTGAATAGATTCTTCTAATCCTAATTTATTCTTAAGATTAGTTAAATCATATAATAAAGTATAGGTTTGTCTAGGAGTGTCTTTTTGAAACATAGGGTTATAGTTAGGGAATTCCCTATTTAATTTAGCAATCCAAATATCATTCTTTCGACATATCAAATCATTAATTCTTTTACTTGAGGTACAGAACCTTAATAGATCAGGTAAGTTTAATTCAAGAGCCAATGAAAATAAAGCGTCTTTAGGTAATTTATTCATTTCTAATATCTAATTAAAAAATAAATGTTTTTTACATTTATTTTATCGTTTCTTAATAATCTATACCTATAGGTAAGTGAGAGAGTTCTTTGGGTATCTCTTTTATCTGGTTATTATATAACCCTAATGTTTGTAAATTGTGAAGTTGTCCAATCTCTTTGGGTATCTCTTTTATCTGGTTATAACTTAACCATAATTGTTGTAAATTGTGAAGTTGACTAATCTCTTTGGGTATCTCTTTTATCTGGTTATACTCTAAGTATAAATATTCTAAATTGTGAAGTTGTCCAATCTCTTTGGGTAACTCTTTTATCTGGTTATAACTTAACCATAATTGTTGTAAATTGTGAAGTTGTCCAATCTCTTTGGGTATCTCTTTTATCTGGTTATTACCTAAGTATAATCCTTGTAAATTGTGAAGTTGTTTTAGTTCTTTGGGTATCTCTTTTATCTGGTTATTATGTAAGTGTAATTCTTGTAAATTGTGAAGTTGTCCAATCTCTTTGGGTATCTCTTTTATCTGGTTTTTACCTAAGTATAATCCTTGTAAATTGTGAAGTTGTGTTAGTTCTTTGGGTATCTCTCCTATCTGGTTACCATTTAAGGATAAATCTTGTAAATTGTGAAGTTGTGTTAGTTCTTTGGGTATCTCTTTTATCTGGTTATAACTTAACCATAATTGTTGTAAATTGTGAAGTTGTTTTAGTTCTTTGGGTATCTCTTTTATCTCGTTACCATATAAGTTTAATTCTTTCATTTGATATAACTCTTCAATAGATTCTTCTAATCCTAATTTATTCTTAAGATTAGTTAAATCATATAATAAAGTATAGGTTTGTCTAGGAGTATCTTTTCGAAACATAGAATTATAGTTAGGGAATTCCCTATTTAATTTAGCAATCCAAATATCATT